ATCTTGCTGTAGAGCGACTTATTGGTTGGGACGTTCTTTTTCATTCCTTCGGCAATGCGTACCAGCCCTCATGGATCGTAATCCGGTTCTTACTACGCACCGTTTTGCCGCTGGCGTCAACAGTCCAGACCTTAGCCTCAACGCTCTCAGCGAGGCGCACAGGCTCACCGTGGGGGACGTAAATCACTCGGCTCGCGCAGCTCACGCTCATGCTCATCAATGCGAGCAAGCAGACCGCGCTTAAGATCCGGCTGTTTCTTAGCGTCTTCACTTGAGACATCCTGCTTCGTCAGCGCATGAAGCCAGATGACCAGCTTCATCACCAAGTCGGCCAGGAAGTTCATTCAGCCTTCTCAGCGTTCTTGCTCTTGTTATTGAAGATCGACCAAGCGACGCCGATGATGCTCACGGTAGCACCGGCAAGTTCAGCGACTTGATCGGCACTGGCCAAGCCTTTGGCGACGAGGAAGCCACCAGCGGCGGAGAGAAGATGACGGATTAGAGAGGTAAAATTGGGGTTCATTTGAACTTTCGATACAGGTCGATAGCCTTGGACAGGCAGACGATAAAAGCAGTGACGGCACCGAACGCGAGCGATGCCGTCTTGAGGTTCGGGTCTGAGAAAACCGCGTTCCCGAGTATTCCGATGGCTGGCCCACTTACCGCCGCAAGCATGTCTCGCATGAAGTGGGATTCAGTCATGGGATGATTTACTTGGCTATTTCAATCTGCTGCGAAGATTTGGCGGCTTCCAGAATCAGTTCGGCCAGAGGTACTCCGACTTTTGCGTTCTGAAAACCGCCAGCCTTAATCGAGATATCGATGAGTTGCAGCAGGTTGTTAACTTGTTCGGTCGTTAGTTGGATTGTAATCATGCCGCCGAAGCATCGGCGACAGACGCATCATTCGCAACCAAAACCGGCTCAGGAGCAGGCTCAACCCACGGCAGCGGCGGAGCGATGACCGGATTGGCCAGCTTGTAGGCCTCCACAACCGCAGGAGTCCACAGCGCATTCGCGATATTTACCACCTCGGTCGGCTGACCTTCCAGCGAGTCACCGGGATTGAGCGTGTACTGCGAGGTAATCTCAGACCCCACAACCGCGCCGTTGTTGTCGTAATCGATTCCGGTCGTCACGAACAGCGAGTTGTTCTGATTGCACTGCACTGCGACAATATCAACTGGTACGATCATTGGATGATGGGGCTAGGGGTTTGGCTTGCGGCGTAGGCTGCGACAGCGGCAGGAGTCCAGACAGCGTTTGCTATCGCGACAACCTGCTCGGGCTGACCAGTAAGGTTTGAGCCGGGAGCGAGACAGTAGCGGCGGAAGGTGGAGGCTTTAACAACCTCGCCATCGACGATCTGATCCGACAAGCGAACCTGAAGCGTCGTGTTAGGAAGAACCTCGCAGAGCGAGAAGATAGAGCGTTCGGTGAGCATGGGATTAGACGAAGTATGTAAAGGTTCCGGAAATTGTTATGAAACCTGCATTTGATGCAGCAAAACTAGCAGCAGTCAGTCCGGCAGAGTCCCGTTGAATTCTAGTTCCACTTGTGCTCATAGTTTCAAATACAATTGATGTTCCGGTTGCAGTAATTAAAGCAAAAGATCCAGTTGTAATATCAGTAATGCTTGAACCAAGATCAACGTATTGATAAACATTTGAGCTTCCAACTGTGAATGGTAATCCGGTGATTGATAAATTGCCAGACGCTGTTCCTTTAATAATTCCGCCAGCGGCAAACGACACCCTAAAAATAACCGTAACAAGTCTTCCAATTTTAGTGTAACTTCCACTTTGCAGATTGTAAGTAAGTGCAAGAGTTCCGGGAGTAGCAAACGTAAACGCTGGAGTCCAAGTCCCCTCCTCGTAATCGGCCAGTAGCTCGGAGGTCATCGTTCCGCTGCCGCTCGCAGTCGCAGAGAAGTCGATGCCTTTGCCGGAGGTGCTTAGGATTACGTTGCCGTTACCCAGCTTAACATTTCCGCTGTTCAAATCCACCGCTTCAGTAGGTGCAGCGGTTCCGATTCCTACATTGCCAGTACCGCCAATAAAAAACCTTAAAGCAGCTGAGGTTACATCATAAATGAACCAGTTGTTTGCATCGTCGGAACTAAAACTTCTTCCAACCAAAAACCCATTTGAAGCACCAGCGGCAGCATTTGCAAACGTAATAGAGTTCTGATTAGAACCCGAAAGGCGAATTTGGTTTGATGCAGTAGCAGAGCTAACATCAAGCTCGTATGCTGGACTTGCCGTGCCGATACCAACCTTACCACCAGTAACTTTCAAAGCACTGGTAGCCACCGTCAGATCGCCGCTGATGGTGGCGGAGCCAGGAACGACGATGTTATTGCCGCTCGGGCCAGTAGCCGTGTACAGCTCGGTAAAGTTCTGATTGCAGTAATCGAACGAAGTGCGAAGCGGAGTTCCCGTTCCGTCGTTCGGAGCTGTTCCGATATTGATCGTTTGCTTTGCCATGTGAATTAAATGATTTGGTTTCGGGTTACAGAAATTCGGTCATGTCCGCCGTGATGATCGTGCTGTCCGCCGTAATCACGGTGTTATCCGCCGTGATATCAGCCGTTCCGCCAAGCGTCGCAGCCTCCCAGAGTAGGCCAATCTCCAGCAGATTACGCTCGCGCGGACTCTTGCACGAAGCGCCGTAAGCCTCGGCGATCAGATTAGCAGCTTCCGCGCAGGAGATGTTAGCCATATCAGATGATGATGAACCAAGCGGTTCCGTTGCTCATAACCGTCACGCCAGCCCACTGAGAACTCAGCGTGTACGTCGTCGCCCCGTCAATCGTCTCCGACGCATAGCCGTCAACAACCACGTTGTTCGCACCGGCATTGATCCGCTTGAACACATAGATACGTCCCGGAACAAGCGCAGCCGGCGGCAAGGTAATCGTCACCGCTCCAGCGGTTGAATCGCAGAGCAGAAGATAATCACCACTCGTGACATTACCCGTCGCGCTCACGCTCCGATACGTTCCGCGCGTCGCACCACCGCCCTGAAGATACGCGGCAATACGATTCTCAAGGGCGAGCTTGGCCAGTTCAACCTCCCATGGAGAACGACACCCCAGCGACGCCGCCTCATTGATCAGCGTCTCCGCCTCGTCGCATGTGATGTTTGGCATATCGGTTTACAATTTAGGCCATCGGACCAGAACCACGGCGCATCACCTCGGCAATGAAACCCTCCCCGCCGCCGCCCTCAGCAACCTCCTCCTCCTCCTCGTACTCCTCATCCTCACCACGCTCGGCCATCTTCTTGCCCTTCGACTTACTCTCGTAGCCTGGGATAACCATGCCATCAATCTCGATGACCTCAGCCTTGCCGCCCTTGCCAAGAACGATAGTCGCCATCGTCTGGAAAGCCTCGCCTTCCTTCAGATTCTCGGGGATTTCAACGCCTTCGGGGATGGTAAATACCGGCATACGGGGAGCATCACTTTGTGGGCATTAGTGTCAAGAGGCTAATGCAATGTTGGGAGCTTGTCGCTCTTCATCATATTTTCTAGCGCCTCAAGCGGTTGCAGATTCGTCCAATGACTCAAGCCCATTACCTCCTCAGGCGTCGTTCCGCTGGCCAATGGAATGCGATGATCGACATGCCAATGACTGCCGTAATTCTCCCAGGTCATTCCCGGCTTGAATTGTTTTTCCAGATGAGAGCGCAAGAAATCAGGCGTACATCCGACAATCTCGAACGTGGCCGACCGTCGCGTTTTCTTGCTTCCGAGATATGCACGAACTGAGCCGCGAATGGCGTCTTTGAGGCGCATAAGTGGGTCCTTGCGGCGGCGTTCGCGGAGTTTGTCGTTCAGTTTCTGACGATTGGCTTGCGAGTATTTTCTGCTCCATCGACGCGCTCGTTCTCGGTTGGCGGCGCGGTATTCGTTCTGCTTTTTCTTCAGGTGTTCAGCGTTTTTTTTCTGATACTCGCTGTGCTTCTTTGACACCTCTTCCTTGTTTTCTCGGTAATACCTAAGTGACTTTTCTTTGTAATATTCTCGATTTAGTTGATATTTCTCGGCCTGCTTCACTCGGATCGTCTCCGCGTTCTCAGCGTTGTACTTGGCCAGCTTCTCCTTCTCGTTGGCCATCTTCTCCGCGAATCGTTCTGGCGTTAGCCACTGATATCGCTTGTTTCCATCCTTGTCCTTCCAGGTGTAACCCCAGCAGACAAGCCCATCCTCGCGTACATCACCACGTTTTGGTTCGTTTACCATGACTCGCAAAAGTTAGCATGAGCATGGCATCTGGCAAATAAAAAATCCGCAAGCCTTTCGACCTGCGGATTCTCGCGTATTTACGAGGTTTTTACGAGCAGATGATGGTAGTCAACGCGCCAGTGCATCGGCGGAAGATGATCGTCATACCCTGATTCGTGAAAACGGGTTCACTCGCATGCACGAACTCAGCGTAATGCTGACCCTTCTTCTCCAGCGGATCTTCGCAGTCCGTATTGAACTTGTAGGCACCAGTCACCCACTGCCACTCGCCCATGTAGTTGGTCGGCATCCAGCTCAAATCACCAACGCGGTTCACAGGACGCACGATGTGCGACTTGAAGACGTACGGGGTGACGATAAACGCAGCCTCGAACGGAGCGGTCGTCCAGCTCGGGTTGACGCTGAACACCGTACCCTTGGTGCCGGAAGCACTGGTGAACGGCTGAACCAGCGTGTACTTGCCACCGGCATAGGTAAACCGGGGCGGGAACAGATTCGGCACATGCCGGAAGTTCTTAATCACCCGATTCGCACCGATGCGCTTGAGCAATTCAGCGCCGCTTCCGCTGCCCATATCAGCCTGACGCAGATCCTCGCGGAACGCGGGGTTGTTCTGAGCGATGCGCTGCGAAGCCTCCAAGCCGATGTACAACGGGAAGATCGGACCGTCGCTGCTGTAGCTAATGAAGCCGGAGCTGTCAGGATTAGTCGCACCATTGCGGATCAGCGTGGCGGCGGCGACATCGAGCATCTCCTGAGTCAGCTCGGAGGTGGACTGATTGAGCGCCTGACCAGCCGATCCGGTCTGAATCCAGGGGAACTCATTCACGCCAGACGGAATCGTCTCAACCTGAGTGAAGGACGAGTCGGCCACTGCCTTGATGGCGAACTTGGCGAAGGTGTTCTGGTAGCGAGTCTCCCAAGAACGCTGAGCGCGGATCGAGAGCTTCTCCAAGTACACACGGAGGAACGCCTCGACGCGATGATCGAAGGTCAGATCGTCCTTACACAGGAGCGGACCTTTGAGGGCGAAACGCTCAGGACTCCAGGTGACGGCATTGTAGCCGACCGGAACGTCATTGTAGGTGACATCGCAAGCGCCGCCGTTGTCGCCGGGGTTACCGCTCGCAAGGGTAATGGCCGACCACTCCTCAGCCGCAGTCGGCTCGATGGAGGTGGTGGTGAACGAGGTCTGGGTCAGACCAGTACCTTGAGGATACTCGCCGCGCTCAATCATGTTGAGCCACATCGAGCGGTACGAGGCGCGTTTATAAACGTCCTGAGCGAGCGACTCGGTAGCCACCGCAAAGGCGTTGAAGACATTAGGACAAGACATGAGATGAAAAATGTAAACCGACGTTATCTGCGTTATGGCTGGCTATCCATCCACCACACGGTGGCTGATTATCCAACCGCTTCCGATGCGGAGCGTCATTGCCGCTTAGACAGTTTTGCGATGGTTGACCAAGCCTCCGCCTTGCTTAGGGTCGTTACGCGGGATGGAGCGATAGAAATGCTTATCGCGTCAATTAAAATGTGTCGTCCATAGGGTTGGCCACTAACTCCGATTGGATGGCGGCGTATGAGCGATAACCCTTAATTGTCTCGATCCGATGAGGCGCGATGATCGTCTCCCGCGCTATCATGCCACGGTAAGTGTACGGACCTGGGAATGAGCCGGTCATCAGTACATAGAAATCAACGCTATCGGTTTTCGGCCCTTTGCGCGCATCGACTAGTAGCTTTCCAGTCTCGTACTTGGTTGTTTTGACATCGATGCGATATCCCGGCGGTGGCGGGATTGTCGCGTCGTAGAGCGGATGCGGAGGATCGCGGTCGGTATCCAGATCAGGATACACATTGAACAACTTGCAGAACGCTATCTCGCCGCATATACCCTCCAAATCCACAGTCGCAGAATCCTGCGCGCTGATCTTCAGGTTGGTAATGTTGAAATGACGATTATTGCCGTTGCGATTCTTGGCGATAAAGTGGGCCAACTTCCTCTCAGCGGTTGTTAAAGATACAGTTTGACCGATTTTGATTTTGTTTATCATGGTCAAAAAGGTGGAAAATTTTTGAGGGGGGTATCGTAAACGAAGCCCACCCGCAAAGGGGGTGCCACCCTCTACCCCATAAAGTGTGCCATTCCCTAGGAAAAAGAATCCTTTTCTGTCATAAGCAAAACTTATGCTGATCATAAGTTTCCCTGCGATGCACAATCACAGTTATATTTACTTCGTTTCCGGTTCTCCCATGACTTGAATCTCCGTGATTCGATCCGGCATCTGACCCAACAGATTGATGGACACGCTCGCTTGCTCCCCAGCTTCACTCCATCCAAACACAAGCGCCGACCGCTTCGCCACGCTTCCAAGGATTTGCTCCCGTGTTGATTCATCACGAATCCCGTCGAGGTCGTACCCGTTGACACGTTCAATCGTTGCAGCTGCATCTTCCGCCAGTTTGCTGCGGACGATTGCGGACAACGCTTCCAACGATTGGGTTTTCTTTTCAATGCAAACCGTTTGCATTTGCGCCTTTACCTTCGTGATTCCCTCACGACTTGCTTTCGTTTGCAACGTTGCCTGCGAAAGTTGCAAATCGTTTGCAATTGCTTTCCATTCCATTCCCGCAAGATAAAGACTCTTTGCCTGCTCCCACTTTTCTTTGTTCACGCTCACTTTGTCCCACAAAGTATGCCAAGTCAGCAAACAAAAAGACCACAACCTATTGTGTCCTCTCAACCAGGACACCACTACATCTTGTATGCCACTTTATCGTTAAATTTCGCATTTTGATTTCGTTTGAGGGTAAGGACAGCACCTAATTTTCCCATCTAGACACTGTCTACTTCAACCCCTGCCCATGTTCTCTCAAAATAAATCAAAATAAATCTTGCAAGCGACAAACTTTCGGCCCATAGTGTCCACATGAAAAGCAAGCTCCGCCGCTCAACCAAGCTCAACCGTGTTGTTCAGATAATCGTCTCAACCCCCGGCCATGGAATCAGCCGTTTTCAGGCAGCTGAAATCGCAACCCACCTATTGGCGTCGAATGGTTGGAGCTTAGAGGTTGCATCGTATCTGGCCTCAAACCCCTACCGTTTCGGATCAACCGTCACTTGGTAACCCACCCCATAGTCGCCCCATGAAAGAGAACCTCCTCACCGCCGTCGCAGACTCCGTCGCAACCGGACTCCCCGTTGACGTCCCCATCTCATTCGAAAGCGTTGACGCAGCAATCGACTTCCTCCGTTCCCGTTTCGTTGACGTTGACTACGACACGTTCCCCAATCGCGTCACTATCTTCGGCGACGATCAGCGAATCGAAGGTGACGAAGATGAAGGCCTTTGGGTTCTCAACCTAGTTTTCGCCCCCGCCCCCGCTCGTTTTGGTGACGTCAACGCTATCTAATCCATGAAACGCCCCATCCTGAAACGCCTCGCCATCGCGGCCCTATTCATCGCTTTCGTCATCTTCCAAGCGTACCTAGAAACGTCCGCCGGTTTCACTCCTAACCACTAATCCAATGAACGTTCACCTAACCCTCAAGTCTTCCAACGCGAAAACCGGACCAATTCCGGTTTCCACATCGTCGGCCGCTACATGCTCCGATGCATGCCCATTCAAGAAAGACGGCTGCTATGCCGACTCCGGACCGCTTGCGTTGCATTGGTCTAAAGTGACAAGCGGACAGCGCGGTTTTGATTGGGCCGCTTTCCTGTCTAAGGTCCGTTCTTTCCCAGCTGGCCAATTGTGGCGTCACAATCAGGCGGGCGATTTACCGGGTGTCGGTGATTCAATTGACGCAACCGCTCTTTCGCAATTGACGGAAGCAAACACCGGCAAACGCGGTTTCACCTATACCCACAAACCGTTGACACCCGATAACCTGTCAGCGGTGCGCGCAGCAAACGCGGCCGGTTTCGTTGTCAACCTGTCCGCCAATTCGGTGTCGCATGCTGACAGACTGGCGAAGACAGGTCTTCCGGTTGCGGCCGTTGTCCCTCAGGACAGCGCGGACCGATTCACGACACCCGATGGCAACCGCGTGGTCATCTGTCCGGCCCAACGCGTTGACAACCTATCGTGTGACAAGTGCCGCCTATGCGCGAAAGGCAACCGTGGGTTCATCGTCGGATTCAAACCGCATGGCACGGGTGCAAAACGGG